TGCCCCCTCGACAATTCCCGGCCCTTTCACTTCTGCAAGGTCACTGTTAGTTCTTTGATATACTAACACCGGGGGGCAGGTTGGGGGGCAGGGTTGAGCCCTTGGGGGGCAGGTTGAGTTTTGCAAAACTTCACACATTTTTTGTCAACGTGAACACGGTGCTTTGAGGGTTGCTTTGCACGAAGCCCTTGCGGCTCATGAGGTACCGCAAGCGCTTGTCACTCACCCGGCCATGGTCAACCATCCCCAACAGTTGCCGCCGCATCCACGCGACATTATAGCCGCCTTGAGTGTCGGGGAGCCGTGGAAGTACCCCCTTCTCACACAAGCGCCGTACAGCGCCGATATGGGCGAGCAATTCAACATCAAAGGGGCGAGGCTTGAACTCAACCACGGGGCAACCCCCGCAAGCTCACTGTGACATTGATTGTCCTACCTTCAATCTTGCCCTCGATATCGGTCACAACTCCGGCCGCCGGTAGCTCATCAAGCACGGCCGCCATGATCATATACTTGGCCCTCTCAAGTGTGAGTGGTTGCTTAGGTACGAGTGGACTCAACTCAACGCCGTGCTCAGCTTCAATTTCGGGAGGCCCAAACAATTCCGCTCCGTCTTCTTGCTCGTCCCCTTTGAGCCGTTCCACAATCACCCTGTTCAGTCGTTCCTTGTAGTGAGCTTCTGTTTCTTGGCCCTCGCCGTTGCAAGCCTCGCACGGTTCCCCAACTTTGCGGCCAGTCTCCCAATTGAAGATCATGCCCTCACCGTTGCAGGCCTCACACAATGCTCTCATATACTCACTTACGCTTGGCACTTCGATCCCTCATGTTCTCTTTGATGTTGAGCGCCGCTTGCTTGACGGTGATCCCGCAATTGAAGACCGCCGCTTGCAGCCTCAAACAATCGCCTAACAGTGTGTCACGGTACTTCGCGTTTTCCGGGTGATGCTTTTGACAGTAAAAGCAAATGCAGTGCTTGGGATGCTGGCTCATCACCACCCCCTAAAAGTTTGAACATAATCGAGACTGATAGACTTCCCGAACTTGTCGCGAAACTCACCCGTGCTTTCGTCGCCGGGTGGAAGGGCTTGGCCCCTCGACCATGAGTCTTGTGTGAGATCGTAAACGAACTGACGGTCAAGCTCTAGCTCACGCCTTCGTTGCCTGCTTCTCATAGTGGGAGCCTTGAAAGTGCTTCGTTGAGGGACGTTACAGCAAAAGCCGTTTGGCAATTGTCGGTGTGAGCTTCTTGGTTGAACTTCACAATGCGCCGATCAATCGGATTCACAACCCGAAGCTCATGCATATTTGAGCGTGCAATCGGTCCCAATTCTGCTTTGCACCTGGAACACCATTCATCTTGCTCACTGTCCACTAACAGGAACAAGGCAAGGCTCATTGCATCCCGTGCCTTCTGTTAGTTGCTTACAGGCATCTGAGAGGGCGCTATTTGCTGTCCTTGTTTTGCCTTCGCTCCTCATCAACAACAGCCCGAAGCCGATCAGCCTCGTTGCTTTGGTTTCGTGACTGTTGCTCATGTAGCGCCGCGTTCACTTCGGATTGCTCAAGCTCAACAGTGCGATCAAACAACGCTTGCCTTGCCGCCNTGAGGTGGACCGAAAGATCCCCGCTCCCGGCGTTGCTGATCTCACCCTCGACCATTGCAACCATCGAAGCCCGAAGCTCATCAAGGATCTCATCATCAAGGTTGCTCCACTTGAGCCCCCGCCTATCGTTCAAGTTGAACTCAACTTTTGCAACGATCTGTTCTGCTAGTGTTCTGTTAGTGGTCATAATTTGTTGTCCTTTTTCCTTGTGGTTTATAGCTGAATATCATTCAACGATCCAGATCTAACGCCTTGCCCTTTAGCACGTCCTGAACCATGCGAGTCGAGCACCTAAGCACGTCCGCAATCGTTCGGATCGGCAGTCCTCTTTTGCGCAATGTCATCACGTTTACAGAGTCTTGAGCGCTCCACTTGATGCGCCGATCTCCTTCTGGGATCTCAATGCCTAGCCGTTGTCTCAATTCCTGTTCGTAACTAACAATCGTCTCAGTAATCATTTAGAAACTCCTCTTCTGCTGCGGCCATTGAACTCTTCAAAGTGAGCCCCCTGATATAGCGCCGCCCTTTCTTTTTAATCGTGTGGAAGTGTTTGCGCTCAAGCGCCGCATAGACTGCCATGGCGCTCTTGGGCTTCTCACTGTTGCGCTCAAAGAACGCCTTGAACTTGCCCATGACCAAAGCGCGATCAGTGTCGGCTTCCTCGTCAATAACAAACTCCTCATCTATCACCGCCTGACACCAGTCTGATTCATCGCGGTACTTGTCGGTCTCGGACTGCAACACCTTCGGCACCTTGAGCCCTTCGTTATAGTAACGCATCGAGCCCTCAAGAGCCCAATTGAGAATGCCAGGAAGTTCCTTTTTGAGCTTCGCCGTGAGGTGAGGATCGCGCCGCTCTTTCGGGATCTGAACCGGGAACTTTATCAGCACGGGCCGTCTCCAAATTGCGTTATCGCTACCGCTCACAGAGAGCTTGTGATTGCCCGAAATGATCACCTTATGAGTTGGTGAGAACTCCCAAAAGTCTTCGCGCATTCTTCGCGCTGATATCGTCTCACCACCCGTTAGCTGCTTGATAGAAACCTCATTCAACTTCGCGCCTTCTGCTACTTCAGAGAACGCCGCAACGCGCTTACCATGAAGGTCGGCGGTTGCCGTTGCGTGCTCGTCTTTACCTTGAACGATCAGCGATGGTGAGCCGTTGGTATAATACTTTCCTAACAGGGCTTGGATCACATCCATGGCCGTGCTCTTGCCGTTCGCTCCCTCGCCGTAAAGATAGAAAAATTTCTGTGCTCCAACGTCGCCGGTAAGACAGTAACCGACCATCGTTTGGAAAAACTTTCTGACCTGTTCGTCGGGTAGGACGGCTGCCAAGAACGCATCCCAAAGAGAGCACTTTGCTTCTGTGTCATAGGTAACGGGTGATGAGTTAAGCATGAGATCGCCGGGCATTGATTGCCGAAGCAGACCCGAGCGCAGCTCAAGCGTCCCGTTCTTCACTGGTAGGAGTATCGGTGTGGGTCCCTAACGCTTCGTGAGTCTCATTCAGTTGCAACTCAGCTAAGCTCTAACGATGCTCTCAACTTGCCGGAACCAACCCGGCGATAGTCGTTCAACTTGTACTCAACCGACTTCGGATCAATCGTGCTGTTAAGTGTTAACTCATAACACTCTGCTAACGCTTCTTGAGTCGCTTTGCGTGCTTCGATCTCACAATGGTCCAGCTCCCAGCATACTTCGTTCCAGTGCAGCCACTTCCCCCACTCCCTGATCTGTAGGTGGCTCCCTTTCAACCATCGAGCAACGTACTTGCCTTGCTCATCTTCAGTGTGTGGCGGGGTGCCTAGTTTAGCGTCCTTTGCCTTCCCCTTTTAGCTTCTTGCCGAAGCTCAGAACTTTTGAATCAACCATTAAGAGCACCCACAATCTCATCACATAGATCGCCGTCCGTGTTTGCGTACTGCACCGAAGCCGCAAACTCACGAACGACGCACGCCGACTGCCTAGCACCTTCAATGCCCGCCTTGTCGCCGTCGAAAACCAAAGCAACATGCCGCCCCTTGAGAGCTTGAGCTAGTTGCTTGCTAATCTTTCCCGCCCCGGCTTGCCTATCACGGTCGGGATCTCACCATCGAAAAACTCAGCGCCAAACTCAGGATAGCGCCGCCCTATGATCGTGTCGGTCATCCCCTCGACTATCACAACCGGGCCCGGTTCCGCTAACTGTTCACCACCGAAGAAACCGCAAGCGGTTTTTCCCCGGCTCATGTACCGCCATCGCTTTTCGCAATCGTCGTCAATGCTTCGAGCCTGGAAACCGGTGCATTGATTCGCAACGAAAGTGAAGAGCAACAGGGGGCGCTTTCCGATCTGCTCTTCTAGCTTGTCGGCAGGGCCTAGCACTTGCCCCAATGTCTCACGGTCAAAGTGAGCTAACAGATCGCTAACACATCGAGAGTCCCAAGAGCGAACGCCGAGAACCTTTGCATCGGCCGCATCCGCTACCAGTTGCCGCCCTTGTAAGTAACTAACAACCTTATCACTCACCTGTAAGCTCATGAAGAGATGCATCAACACCCGGTGAGTTTTCACCGCTTGCTCAAGCTCTTCTTTTTCCTTCTGGGCCTTCACGATTGCCGACCGCTTCTTGCGCTCTTCAATCAGTGCCAGTTGTTGCGCCGTAAGCTCACCGCCCTCAAGTCCAGGGAGCCCCATGCGTTGCGCTGCCAAGTTGATCACGCTGATAAAGTCGCGGCCCTTCGTCTCAAGATTGTTGAGCTTTGCGATCAGTTTGATCGTGTTGCCGCTCCCACAACTTGAAGGGCAATTGTAGAAGATCCCGGCGCTCTTCTGGTAGACGGTGAACGCCTTAGAATCGCCACCGTGGATCGGGCACTTGCCGCGCCACTTGCCGCCGCTTGTTCGTAGCCCGTCTACTTGCGCAACTTTCAAAAACTCTTCAACCGTTAGTGAGTTGAGAGTATCAATGATCAAGTTGACTCTGTTCTGTCTTTCGCTATTATTCATGCCTCGTGACTCTGTTGGTGGTTCTTCTGAGTCGTCCTTTTCTAAACCCTGATCAGACTCCAACCTGATCGGGGTTTAGTTTTTGGATCGCCTCTTCTGGTGAGCGTGCCTTGAATGCGAGGCCCCCCATTTGATTGATGAGATCGATCCATTTCTGTTGCCGCTTCTCATGCTTGCCGTTCTTCCGGTAGCCTTCTTCGGTCTTCACTTCGCACCCTACGAATTGAGCAATCTTTTTGCCAACCATTTGTGAGGTGATTGTGATAGTGCGCCAGCCTACCAAGTCGGGCGATCCAACTGATAGTCCGTATCTAACGTAGCGCGGCTTCGATCCCTCATTGTCTTTTACGATTGCAGTTCCGCATTCATTTCGGAAAAGACGAACACCGGCAAACGCCTTTTGAACGTCCAAACGAATGTCTTGCTGAATAACTGTTTCTTCGTTCGCCATGGAGAAAAACCACATTACCCCCAGGCGATAAAAACCACAAGCTTTAAGCGCCGAAGATTGACAAGTACACGGCGCGATCTTTGCGCGTCAACTTGCCGCCGCCTTTCTCTTTCATGCGCTTCACTGTTGCCTCTTTCAGCTTCTCACAATCCACTAACGAAAAGTTTGGCTTTTCTCCAAATGCATCCTTGTATTGCTTCTGAACGTAGTATCCGTGCTGGCCATTCTTCACCGCGTTATCCACTAACAATTTCAACTCAGCGATCTTCGCGAACGCATCAAGCAACTCAGGATCGGGATCCTCACTGTACTTCGTTCGGTACTTCTTGAGAGCCCATGAGAGCGACCATCCTTTGGCCTCGCAAACTTGTTGCAGCTTGATCCATTCATGCCGCTTTGCCTTCGGGCTTGTCTCCGTTCTTCGTCGTTCGGCCGCCGTTGTTACGCACTGAAGTTGCACGTTGTAAACGCGCTGATCATCGGGCTCCGCATCGGGATCCGGCACGGTAAAATCATGGCCGCAATTCGGACACTTTGAAGCCCTCATGAAGTAGGCCATGCAATCGGGACATTCCACGCCATAGCGCGCAACCTCTCCCTTTGCTGGCTTGCCGCTCAACAGATCCCAATGGCGATCTTCAGTTGGGAAACCATGCTCACGCATCGCCCCTACCAAATCAATCACAATTGCTCTGCCCTTGCCAGGGAAGGGCCGAAGGGCGCGCCCTACGATCTGCAAGTACATACGAAACGTGACCGCAATTCCGCGCCATCATGACGAATTTAGCGCAAGGAATGTCAACGCCCTCGGTGAGCGTGTAGACGTTCACAAGGATCAACAACTCACCGCCCGGATCGTTGAGTTCCTTGATCATGGCCGCCCGCTTTTTCTTCGCGGTGCTATCGGTGATCGCTGCGGCTGGATACCCGGCCGCCGTGAAAGTCTCCGCAAGCTCTTCGGCTTCTGCTTTGGTCCTCACATAGACGAATCCCTTTTTGCCTTTGGCGTGCCGCTCATAAGCCACTAACGGCTCAAGAGCGATCCCCTTTTCCAACTTCGCCGGGGGAGAAAAGACGGTGCAATCCACTAGGTGACCTTCCCGCAAAAGCTGGGAGTAGTGGACCGCGTTCACCATGGACCCGAACGTCACACCTAAAGGCACTTCGTCTTGCCTTGTTGGGGTTGCAGTGAGCCCCAAGATCCTAGCGTAGCTGTAGTGATCGGTGATCCGTTTCCACTCGTCCGCAACGATATGGTGACACTCATCAACAACCAATAGATCGACCTTCGGCCTATCGGCGCAAGCCAAGAGCGTTTGAATCGACGCAACAAGAACAGGCGAGAACATCACACGAAGATCGGTCGCCGCTTCCTGGCCTATCGCAAAGCTCAAGGTCTCAGCGGCTTGTGAGATCAACTCCTTGCGGTGAGCAATCCACAGAACGCGCTTACCCTTTGCAACCGCCCTCTTGACGATCTCGGAGCCCATGCGAGTTTTGCCGCTACCAGTTGGGGACACTAAGCAAACCGCGCTCAAGTCCCCCTCAAGCTCATTGCTATTCGTGCCCGGTTCGCCCGCTTCTTTCCAAGCCCGAAACGTCTCACGCAACGCCCCTTGTTGGTACGCTCTCAATTTACTCATGATCTCATCATCCTTTGAATGCCTATAACGGTCGCCCGGTAGAGCACCGCCATACCGGCCCAAAAAAACTCATCACCGTCTAACAGGTGAGCAACGGTTGCCGCTATGGCCGCGCCAGCTATGAAGTTGAACACTTCTTTTTTCAAACCCACCAGAAACCTCCCGTTCTACCTTTCATCGTCTACACTCGCACTTTGGTTTGAAGCGTTCGTTTGCTTCTTGGATTGTTAGCGTTTGATGATTCCAAACTTCATGCACGAAGCGCCGACCGCAATCGTTGCAGCGGTATTCGTAGGCATAGAGAACATCAACCGCCATGCGCTTTTTTTCGTTCTCAACAAGCAGCCCCAAACACTCAAGCAGAGAGGGGGGCCGCTTCGGGAAGTTGTAAGCCCGCCGGATCGGCGCGCCGTGCAAGATATCATCGGCCATAGCAACACGCCTTCACAATCTCTTCCCATGCTTCCGATCCAACATCGACCGTCAGGGTTCCGTGATAGACGTGTGAGAAGCGCTCAAGGTGCTTCTCTTTGAAGTGAGCGAGCCAACCGGGCCCGGTGTAATCCGTGACCCGTTGCACTAACGATTCACTCACAACGTGTGAACCGTTAACAGGGAACTCGCGCCCCCCGATTGAAATGCTTGAAATGCTTCCGCCGTAAACCGTCATAGCTTCCCCTTCAAACGCTCAACATCATTTGCCGGAACTAGTTGCTCAATTCTCCAAAGCGGGTGCTCAAGATCGGTGAGTAGCTTGAACGCATCGCCTTGGTTGACCGGCTCACTGCTAACAAGTTGCTCACGACCAGTTTCCTGATCGGTAACGAAAACATAAAATAATTCTTTCATTGGTGGTTCTCCGTTCAAGTCCACAAGCCTATTTGCTTGTTTTTCTCTTCTAGTTGTTTGACCTTTTTTTCAAGGCGTTCAATCGTTTTGCGGTACTCCGCGTTTTTCTTTTTGAGCAATCTGTTTTCGTCGTAAACGCTTAGAGTCTTGCCCATGTTGCCTCGTAGTCCCACGGCTCAAGCATCGTGAGTGAGTTGTTAGCGCCGCCGTAACGAAGCACCATGTGATCGACTCCGGCCCCGCTATCGTATCCCACGAATTGAGGGCGCACGTTCAAGGGTACGGTCTCACACTTTCCGAAGCAGTGATCGCGATACCAATTCGATCCGATCCGCGCCGGGATAAGAATCAAGCACTCAAAGCGGTTGCCGTATGCTTCGACCATCTTGGCGCACTTGCGGACCCATGGGTTGATCACGTCGTAAGGCGGGTTGAGCCAGCAAAGCACATCAAGGGGCCACTCAGTAGCAAGTGAATCCTGTTCGGGAGTGATGCAACGCGGCGCTTTCTTGTTGTCCTCAAACGCTGCCAAGTCCCAAGCAAACTCACCGAAGCGAGCCTCACAAGCCTCTAACAGTTCCGAGGGAGTCTCAACAACGGTCGGTGAGCTTCCCTTGTTGTACCCGTAGGGGTTGCGCTTACCGGGCATGAGAGCCCCCAAACCACCGAACGGCCCGATATGTGTACCAAGCTCGGAAAGCGCTCATGCCGTCTTCTCTGGCCAGTTTTCGCAGGGTCTGATCTGCTGCCTTACGATAGTTTCGCGGCAACTTACCTTCTTGGATCAACTGATAGAGCGCGTCATGAACTAACGAAGCCCTCATGAAGTTTTTCGTGTCCCTTGCCGGGCCGCTCGGACCATCCCATGAGTAACGCTCACCGATCTCAATCATGCCGCCACGGCGCAAAGTGATCCACCGACCGATCTTCGTGTCGTAGGTAGGTTGACAAAGTGTTAGTTCTTTACAAGATCGGGTCAATTCGTACTTGTAGATCCTGCGGTATTCAATCTTCATGCGTTTGCTCTTTTGCTTTCCCGTGCTTCTTGCTCTTGCTCTTGCACTTTTGCTTCGTTGTGGAAGTCTAATTTGATCTTTCTTAGCCGTCGCTTTTCGGTAGCGCTCAACCACTTCTCGGCGCTGATCCCTGTGATCTCAGCAATCGCTAACACGTCCAACGTTTTAGGGTGCGCCCTTCGGTATCGCCAAGCATGGACCATTTGCGGTTCTCGCTGGATTAGCTTTGCGAATCGAGGCGCGCTCATTCTTTTTTTTTCGAGCCATTGATCAAGCAATTTGATCGCTGGCACTTCGGGGTGATTGGAATTTGCCATCCGGCGACCGTAGCAGAATCTTCAACGTAAAAAAAGGTTCAATGAAAGATATTCAACACGCAAAGCAAAGCCCCTGAGGGGTGTTCTCAGAGGCTTCCAAGGTGGGGCGAGTTAGGGCCCGCCGTGGGACCCGTTCGGCCGTTAGGCGGCAACCTTAGCGAACTTGCAGCGCGTTAGGTCGGTTTGCTTGAAGTCCTTCCACTCACCGTGCTCTTTCACGGTTCCCTTGCCGCTTACTATGTCGCCGGTCTCCAAGCCGAGTGCAAAGGGGCTTGTTCCCTTCCACACAATGCAACGGCCGTCGCTATCCCGCATGGTTACAATGTTTTTATCGCCGTAGGTTCCTTCAATGGTGTAGGTTCTCACAACCTCAAGACCCTCAAAGTCATAACGGGTGCCAACCTCGCCGAAGTGCTCTGATAGGCGCTTTGCCTTCTTGCTCTCAAGCTCCCCCTGCCCCTTGAGCCAAACCATAGCAGCGGCGCATAGGATCCCCTCAGTACGCTCAACAGCGGGGCAAGCTAGGGCAACCTTCACATTGTTCAAGAAGTCGTTTGAAGCCTCAAGAGCCTTGCCCCATGCGATGATCGCGGCTGCATCTTCGTGATCCTTGTCGGTGGGAGCGTGAGCCTCAAACCATGCCTTTTCGTTAGGGGTCTTGTTGCTACCGCCGGAAAGAATATACCAGCCGCAAACCTCAGAGCGTGTTGAGTCCTCATGGTTGGCCTTCTTGAAACCGTGCTTGCGGATAGAGCGAACCGCAACCGCCAAGAAGTGATCCGCCGCATACATTGCCCGGCCGCCGTAACCGCCGCCGCAATAATCGTCGTCCTCAAAAAACTTTACGAGAGTATCAAGCGCGGTGCTGTAAAGAACGAAGATCGCCGCGTCATCCGAGCGGATAAAGTCGGCAAGGCAATTGCGGCCGACCCTGATCGTGTCGCCTTCGGGAGTTGAGAGGATGAAAGTCTCATTGCGGTTGCGCTTCGTGTTGCAATGGTCGCAAAAGCTGCCCTTGTTGACATACTCGGAAAAGTCGAGCTTGCCGTTTGACTGGTGAATCATATCGCCGCCGGGCAAGTGACGGATCGTGGCTAGCATCTCAAAGCCGTTGCACTTGGGAGCGGAACCGATGAAAGTGATCTCCGTTGTATCCCCGGTGATCTTGCCTTCGTCGTTGCGTTCAATCTTGCGAGCGCCGCAAACGATCTCAACAAGTTGTTCAACGCCTAGCTTGCGGCCCTTCTTGTTGAGCTTTTCAACGCGGTCGATGATTGAAGAAAGATGCCAGGTGTTTACGGTGTGGAGAGTGTTAATCATTATCAGTGGTCCTTTTTTTGGGGGGCTGTTCTGCCCCGGTGCTTAGAAGATTATTCAATACTGGGGGAGAGTCAAGCTCAATCGCGGTAGTAAATATCTTTTATGTCCTGCAAGTGCATTTCGCAGTAGGAAAGAATCTCAGCGCCCTTCTCTGATAGCCCGTGCGATTCCTTGCGCTCACCTAGCACCCTGATTCGTGCCTCAAGCCGGTAACGGTCAAGAACGAAGTTGCCGGAAAAAGGAACATCGCAACCCATGAAGTTTTCGTTTTTCATGCCTCCTATTGTCTTGAATATTCTTCAACAGTCAAGGGGGAGGGAGCAGAAAAGCGACCATCTACCCCGGCCCTTTTCTTTTATGAGAAGAGCCGCAGTCACGGCGCTATTCTAACACGCGCTTCGCATATTATTCAACCCCCTAATTGAAGAAACTTCAACGCCCGTTTTCTCCCACTCTTGCCTACATCCGACCACATCCACCCTCACTGTAATTCTCGAGAATACACGCTCCCACAAGCTCCCACCATGTAGGACAACACCCACACAGTGAGAGCATGTCTCACCATGTAGGCAAGCACCTACAGTGTCACCAAACCTCGCACCTTGTAGGCAAGCCGCCCACCTTGTGAGAGCTTTGGGCACCTTGTGAGAGATTTGGGCACCTTGTGAGACTGCGGCTAACTACAGGATGCAACCGAACACAAGCTCTTTTTTTGGCTTTTTTTGTGGTGTGTCACACCGTGTCCTAGCAAGTGCTGAAACCACTTAAAAACAGCTGCGAAAAATGTATGGCAGCGCCATTCGCGTTTTCAGCGCGAGAACGGGTGAGTACCGCTTAGTGGGGTCAAAACGTCTTAGGGGGCCTCTGAGGGGCCCTAGCGGGTGTCAAGCGATTCGCCGAAATGAGTTAACTGTTAACATGAAATAATATTCAATGGCTTAAAACAGCTGCCGTCGCAATCGCAACGCTCAAAACCCCTTAAAACATAGGAGTTCCGCCATCGCAGAAAACACGTTTTTCGGGCCGATTGTGGCACGGTTACTGCTACGCGCACCCGGTTCCTTTTTCTGAGAACGCCCTGAAAAAAACTCAAATGAGGGCTTGCACGTTGAAGATTCTTCAATACAATCTATCTCATGTTCACCGAGCAAAAAGTTATCGACTCCGCCTGCAACGCCGTTCAAATGGCAATCTCTGACGCCGACAACGGCATGGGGTGCCACTGGCTCAAGGATCTTGTGAAAGTCCTTGATCGCCAGTCAAAGGACGAAACCTTTTCACGGCGCAACCGGGGGATCCTTGATAGTGAGCGTCGCCGGGCCCTTCGGGCCCTTGCTCTCTACGATTGCTGAGAGCCCCCCCCCCAAACAACCGCCCCGAGCTGAAAAGCCGGGGCTTTTTGGGTATGTACCACGAAGAACAAGCCACTAAGGACCACACCATGAGCAAAGTTATCACCAGCATCGAGATCGTTTCCTCTACCCATAGCGACCTCGCTCCCCAAACCTTCGACAATGCAGCCGCCTTCAACGTGGCGATCTACGAAGTCGAGGATCCCGCTTCTAAGTGCTACGAGAAAACGGACGTTGTGATCAACCTTGACGCTCATGGGCAGGCCATGACCTACCGCTTGCGCTTCGATGTAAACAGCGATGATCCCGATATTCTCAAGCGCGCTCTTGAGGGCATAGAAGAGACCCGATCATTGCTCCCCTTGCTCAAGCTCACCGCTGAGAAGCGAGCAGAGCGCGAAGCAACCGCCGACCTTTTCAAGTGCTGCTTTGAGCTTGCGCAAACTCAAGCCGCGATTGAGTTGCATGAGCTGGTTTATGGCGAGACTGTAAAAAACTAACAGATACCGCTTGCGCGTTGAAGAATATTCACTAGTCTAACTCTTACCGGGGCAAACCAAGACCCCCCCCCCGCTAAAAAGGATCGCCGCAATGATTATCGAAACCGTTACCGTCACAACCTCAGTTACTTTTTACCGTCGTAGGAGAAAGCGCGAATCAGCGGTTGCATCCGGGCCAACATTCCATACGCTAAAGGTCGTTTTTTGCCTGGAGCCCTAGGGTGGCTTGCTCAATTGAAGGTGACCGCCCCGATCTAGATTACGACTTAGAAGCCCACGCAAGGATCTTTGACTTCACGCAAGCTCTCATGCTTGCAAGCTGATAACGACTAACACCCGCAACGGCCCGCACCCTGAAAAGGGCCGGGCCTTTTCTGGTAGGAACTGCCCGCAAGGGCTTGCACTTAGAACAACCATCAATTAGGCTCAGAGCCCCTTTACAGATTAGGCAAGATACCTTGCCGGAACAGGATTAGAACCATGACCAATGTAACCGCAAACGCACCCGCAACCACCTCCCCCGCTACCGCTGCAAAGCCCGCCGCAAAGCCCGCCGCAAAGCCCGCTAGCGCTCCCAAGAAGGACGGCAAGGCAAAGCCCGCAACCGCCAAGAAGGAGAAAGCCCCGAAGGCTCCCCCCATCATGAAGATCGGCGCGGGTAAGGTTGAAAAAAATGTTCCCATGGCCAAGATCGTCGCCGATGAAAGCAAGATGCAGGCACGGGAAAAGATCAGTGAGCGGAAGGCGAAAGAATACGCGACCCTCATGCAAGACGGGATCAAGTTTCCCCCTATTGATGTTTTCGCAAATGGCGATCAGTACATCCTGGCCGATGGCTTCCACCGCTTGCACGCACTCAAAGAAAACGGCGACGTTACGGTCACGGTCAAGGTTCTGCCAGGTGGCGAGAAAGAAGCGCTCTTTCACTCACTAGGTGCTAACAGCACCCACGGCCTAGCCCGAAGCAACGACGACAAGAAGAAAGCCGTTCGCACTTTCCTCACACATCCCGAGTTTTCCAAGTTCTCGGATCGCGACATTGCGAAGCATATCGGAGTGAGCAACGTGATGGTTTCCAAGTACCGCAAGACGCTCAAGCGCAACAGCGGTGAGGGAGAGGGAGAGAGCAGCGGCAAGGGAAGCAAGGGCGGTCGGTTGCGCGCTGAACTCACCGACGCTCAAGCTGATAGCCTTGACGAGTCGATCAGCAAGCTACGCAATGAGCTTGTTGCTTGCTCCAAGAAGCTGGGAGACCGGGATCAAGACTTCTTGCGCCGTCTCTTCAACGCTGAGATCAAGTTGATGGTTGCCGATACTGCCATGGGTAAGACAACGGATCGCAGGGTTCACCCGAACAACCAAGCCAAGAAGGACGCGGCTGCAAATAAGTAAAGCGTTAACACTTCGCTCACACCGGGGGAGGGCTTCGGCCTTCCCCCTTTTTTTTGAAAAGGACAACATGAGAAATATATCACCAGAACTAGAGGTTGTGATCGACTTTTCCGAAGCAGCCGAGCGCGTCTATGATGAAGAGCGTGAGGAGTTCATTGCGAGCATTGCGAAGCAAATGATCGAGTATGCAGCCGCTAACGAAAACATCACACTTGTTGAGGTTGCCGTTCGGTTTCAGTTCTCACTCACGAAGGGCTTGATCGAAGTGCTACGCGGCGACGATCTTGAGAGCATGATCGCCGGTCGCTTGATCGATGATATCCCGGATCTCACACTGCAAGCGGTTGCGATGATTCCCGCCCGCTGAGAGCCCCTCAGAACGACGAACGGCGCTAGGTTGGTCCCCTAGCGCCGTTTCTCTGTGAAAGGCTCTTAGAAGCCCGCTGAGAGCCCGCGCCGCAGTCTCTCAAGCACGATCTGAAGTGCCATAAGAGCACGGACCCCAAGATGAGCCCAAACGGAGCGCCGCGAATCGTCATCATAAGACATTAATCCCGCAAGCCCCGGATTGTGTCTCCCGATCTTCGCGCACAACTCGGCATAGGAGAGATCGCGCCATCCTTGCTCACCGTGCTTGCCTAGGCCGTCACCATCGCGCAACAGTTCGCCGATCTCGTTTACCGCATCGCCGACCCCTAGTTTCTCAAGAGCCTCAACCGCCTCAACGTGTGATTCGTGTGTTAGCCATTTACAGGGTCAACCTCTCTCAGTTTTTCAAATTCAGCAACGCGCTTTTTTTGCCACGCAAGCGGCTTGCACGTTGTGCCGGTTCCATAGGCACCCATGAGGATCGCAACCTCATCAAGTGATAACATCCCGCGCCATCGTTTCGCCTTCGGAATGTCGCGCCGTAGCTTGCACCGTTCGGCATGATACCAGAACGCCCGAAGCGTTGCCTTTGCGCATCGTTCGGTCGCTTCGTGATTGCGTCCCGCAAGGGCTCTCCACTCGTCTTCAGTCCACCAGCTTTTAATGTGGTGCAACTGCCCCAAGCAACGCGCCTTGCCGCTGTCCTGGGAGCCTATGGGGGGACACTTCGCCGCCGTGGACATGGAAGTCAAACGCGCTCTCAAATTTCCACGTTGCGAGAAGCAGCGCGGATTGATCGTTTGGCCACATCGGGTTGTGAGCTTTTGATGATTCGATCCCATGCAACGCCAACGATCCCGGCCCATCGAGCTTCGCGATCAATTGTCGTTTCTGGACCGCCCCCCGGTGGATACCAAGTCGGTGTGTATTTTAAGACACGTTGTGTCAGGTTCTCCACAACTTGATCGGCTGGTGGTTCCGCGCCGTAAGCTAGTGAGCATTTCGTTAGAGGGATCGACGCGGCCAAAGCTAGGCCCCCGGCGACGATAAGATCGGGAAGTATGATTCTCATTGGTGGTTATTTCTGTGATAGCTTGCGATCCGCTTCTTGGATTCATTCATGATCGCAAGTTCCTTTTTTGTAAACCATTCACACGAAGCGATTCGGGTTAGATCTTCGATGCACTCCCTGTGAAAGTGAAGCGGCCTACTCTTCCCAGAGAGCCAGCTATGTATGGTTGTTGTGCTCACTCCAAGCATTCGAGCGAGCCAACTAACAGATCGCTCATGCTTTGAAAGCCAGCCGCGAAGCGCAACGCGGCCCTCTGTTTTTAGTACAGCCATCGGGTGATATTAGCTGTCACACCCGCCTAACACAAGGGGCAAGAGTGCTTGCCACAACAAGCAAGAGCTGTTAGGTTCGCGAGCTATGGACAACACCGAAAACATGACCGAAGCAGAGTACCGATCAGCGCCGGGACTAAACTATTCGACGCTAAAAAAGATCGACTTGAGTCCGAAGCATTTTAGGCACGAACGCGACAACGGATCGGGTGATTCAACCGCGTTTGCTTTTGGGCGCGCCTATCATGCTCTGACCCTTGAGCCCGAAGTTTTTGAGCAAGACTTTTGCGTGATGCCAGCGACGATCAAACAGAAGCGCGGCAAGGCTTGGGATGAGTTCTCGGAGGAGAACGAAGGCAAACAGATCATCAGTCTGGCCGATCATAACAAGCTCATCACAATGGCTGCAAAGGTGCTTGAGCACCCCGAAGCAAAGAAGCTCTTGAGGGGTCGCGGTTGTGAGTTTGAGATCCCTGAGTTCTGGGAGTATCGCGGCCACAAGTGCAAGAGCAAGATCGACTTCAGGAACACGGCGCTCAAGACCAGGCGTTACATGGGAGATCTCAAGAGCACCGAACACATCGAGCCGCGCCGCTTTTTCAAAAGCGCGCTCAACTACGATTACCCGGCGCAAGCATGGTACTACCAAGCCGCTAACACCTACCAGACCGGCGAGGCGTTGCCTTGGTATTGGATTGCTCAAGAGAAGAAAGCGCCCTATGACGTTGCAGTGATTCACGCGCCGCAAAACGTGCTCGACTACGGCAAGCGGCAGGTCGATCTATGGCTTGATCGTCTTGAGTATTGCGAAGCCATGGAAGCATCCTACCGTGAGCAAGGTGTTAGTGAAAAACACTTCATGCATCAAGCATGGCCCGGAGTAGCGCCCTGCATCATTGAGTTTGAGTTGCCCGCTTGGGCTTCTCCAGACGATGATCTAATCATCGACTAACAGCAACAGAAAGAGAAAAAGTATGAGTAACATCGACGCAATGTTTGAGAGCGACTTTTGGCGAGCTTGCGATCTTGACGGGGGAAAAACTTTCACCGGAAAGATTGCGAGCGTTGATCAAGGGGAGTTGCAGATCGCAGGCACTAGCCAGAAGAAACGCAAGCCCGTGATCACGTTCTCCAACTCAAAGAAGAAACTTGCGCTCAACAAAACGAACGTAGAAACAATCAAGCAATCGCTAGGAAAAAACTCTTCCGGCTGGGAGGGTTGCAGCATCACGCTCTATCAGGTGAACGATGCAAAGCTAGGCAAGAAAACTGTTGATGCACTTCGCGTGAAAAACGTGAAGGGTCGCGACGGCAAGCGCACGAAAAGCAAGAACACTGGGTCGGCTGCAACGGCAAAGGATCTTGAATACGCGCTTGCAGGGATCGAGGGATGCGCAACGGCTGAAGAGCTAGGCGAGTTCTTAGCGAGCGTTCGCAAGAAGCAGTGGAACAAAGAGCAGGGCGCAAAGATCGCCGGAGCAAAAGAAGCGTGGTTCGCCGCGCATGAGCAAACTGTTAGTGACTCACAAGAAGCTAACGAAACCGAAACACCAGAAGAGCCCGCAACTGAAGAGCCGGCAGAAAGCGAAACTGAATCATGAGCCAAGGATTGAACCGAGTCATATTGCTAGGCAACTTGGGAGCGGATCCCGAACTGAGGGCAGCGGGGGAAACTCACGTTCTCAACATGAGGCTTGCAACCTCTGAAACTTTCCTTGACCGCAACAAGGAAAAGCAAGAGCGCACCGAGTGGCACCGGGTGAGCGTTTGGGGCAAGCGTGGCGAGGGCCTAGCGCGCTTTCTCAAGAAGGGGGATCGGTTGCTAGTCGAGGGATCGATCAGGACTAGCAGCTATGAGAAGGACGGTGAGAAACGATACTCAACCGAGATCGTCGCGTCTAACATTGTTCTCAGTGGTGGGGGCAAGAGCGAAGGGGGCGGATCGTCGCCGCCGGATGACGATGGTTTTGGCGGCGCGCCAGACGATGACGACGACATTCCTTTTTGAGACCATCACTTCAACAGGTAGCCCCTCGGGGCTGCCCTTTTTCCCTTTGAGAGAACAGAAAATGGATATTAGAGATTTGATAGATCGTTGTCATGATAACGCCGTTGCGAAAGGGTGGTGGCCCGAAACAAGGGACGCGACAACGCAAGACATCGCTGAGAAGTTGTTAATGATTCACAGCGAAGTAAGCGAAGCGACTGAAGAACTAAGGATCGGAAAACTGATCATGTACGCAAACGAAGACAAGCCGGATAAGCCCGAGGGCCTTGAGGTTGAGCTTGCCGATGTTGTGATCCGTGTTTTCGATCTTGTTGGTAGGTTGGATCTCGATCTTGAAAGCGCACTGCTTGCGAAGATGCGTTACAACGAAACGCGCTCACACCGGCACGGAGGGAAGGCGTTATGAGCTTTGCGTTTGATCCCGATGCTAAGACACCAGCGGAACCGAAGGGAGCCGCCATCCCCCCACGCAAGCCAAAGAAGCAACCTGAGAAGATCGGTTTACTCGCGGCGCTTTTCGTTGTCGCGTTCGGCGCGGTTGCTCTTTTCGTTTCCGTCGCGTTGCTCGGCTTTGCGTTTGGTTTTGGTTGGTTCGTTTCGGAGTCCGTCACCATGGAGATCCACGATCAAATCAACCCGCCCAACTATTGCGTTGATGAAAATGGGATCGTTAGTGGGTTGTGAGCCACCTTGCGCGCACTGCCAAGAACTCAAGCGGCAACTTGCTTTGCAGCGCGAGGTCAACGGAGGGCTTCGACTTGAGTTGTGGAAGATCAAAGCGCAACTCAAGGAAACACAAGAGCACTTGAGAGAAACCGAAGCGGAAAACACCAAGCACACCTACAAGACCCCAGACTTTTTTTAGAGGTACATCTCCGCGCTATTTACTGAGCATAGCATATTATTCAACGCAAAAACAGACCCCCAAAGACTGAAAAAAAAGAAACTTTTTTCCCGTTAACGGCTAACACCGGAAACGGCTAGTTTTCCCTGTCTAGTGAATCACGATTCATTTCGCAGGGTTTTTTGCGTGCTTGCGCATTGAAGAATATTCACTAATTTCTCTCTTGTCGCAACGAAGCGGCAACCGAAAAGGACCAACCGAAAATGACTAACACCATGATCGCAATTGAAACCGCCAAAATCGCAACTTTCGCCCGCAACTGGATTGACAAGATGGGAGAAAGCAACGCAAAAGAGGCTCTTTCTCAGTCTTTGGACAACTTCAACAAGGGAAACCTTTTCCTCGCTGGTAGTATGCATCACCTGGCGCAGACCCTTGAAACGAAGTTGCCTGAGAGCGACCGTGAGGCTTTCTACTGCGCATCTAAATGGATCACGACACTCGCCAAAGGGTAATTGAGGAAACCACTAACAGCGGGTCCCTTCGGGGCCCCTCTTAAAGGACTAACACCAAATGACCAAGCAAGAAGCAACAATATACGCAGATGAACTCAACCGACTAGGGCTCAAAACTGAGATCGAAGATCGCGGTGATAACATGATCGATGTTGAGCGCTACCAGTTGCGCGGACACTCCGCATTTGCAAGCGTGCTTTTTTTCGACGCTGCAACCGCTCGCGGTTTCGTTCAAGGCGTTAACTATACCCTCTCAAACCTAGCAAGGCCCTCTATCAAATGATCGTTTACCTTGAACGCGGTTTCAAATGCTACGTTGCGCAAGCTGAGACCGGCACCCTATGGGGTTTTGTTGCACTCAAGCCCGGTCACCCCTACCACGGCCGGTCGCCCTCTGAGTTGCCGATCCGGGGCTTGAGCTGGACAAGTACCGCTGAGAACCTTGCGAGGGTTCGCACCCTGGACAAGCCCGAAGGGAGGATCGGATCCCGTGGTGACTGGATCATAGGGTTTGACTCTGAGAGTAGTGAGCGACTTGTGAGAGAAGCGTTAGCTTGCCTGACCGCGATGCTAGGCAAAGCGGCGCGCCGGTTGCCGCCCGCCTTCATGGTTGAAGAATTTCGTGATGCAGTGATGCCCGAAGTTGTGACCAGTGGTGACGACTCGCCCGAACATCGCCGGGAAGCATGGATCGCATTTGTTGAGATCGCGATCTCTAACAGAGCCATCACAGAAGATCAGGCCGTCAAAATGCATGAGCCGAGAGGGCTCACAACTTGGAACGCTTCGGAATTTCGTTAACCAATAACACAGGAATCGACACCTAACGAAAACATCACAACTCTCTGAGAGCCCCGCGCCCTCGCCCCCGGTTTAGTTGGTCCTTTTCCGGCGACGCATGGACCGGGGCTTTCACTTTTTGGGGATCCTTTTTTAGGATCGGATCCACGGCGCTATTTTAGCACGCCTCTTGAATATTATTCAACCCCCCGAGCAAGGATAAAAAAAGATTCTTTTTCTGTGAAAGATTAACACCCGCAAGCTAGGCGTTTTCTCCTGCCGTTCTGATCGCGATTCATTTGCTAGCTGTTTTGCCGCACTTGCGCGTTGAATAATATTCACTAGTCTCTTTCTTGTTGCAACGAAGCGACACACCAAAAAGGACCCAAACAATGACAACCAAGCCCGCCAAAAAGAACGCCTACGAAATCACCGCTGAGCTCATCCTTGAGATCATTGAGAGCACCGGGGAGCTTCCTTGGCAAAAGCCCTGGAACACAGGCGCACCCCAAATGGGCGCAACTGGTCACACTTACCGAGGATGGAACGGAATGTTTACCGCATACGTTGCAAGCGCTCGCGGTTACACGTCGCCAGTCTGGGCAACATACTTGCAGATCAAAAAGCAGGGTTGCACCCTCAAGGATGCAAGCGGTCAAGGCGTCAAGGTTGTGCGCCCCCTCATCATTGACAAGGACAAGAACGGCAAGAAGCTTGCGAAGCGGGATCAAAAGTTTTGCGGGATTAAAACATACACCGTTTTCAATCTCGACCTTGTTGAGGGAGACTTCAAGATCCCCAAGAAAGCAAAGGACGCTGAAGCCCTAGACAATGACCATGAGGAGATCGTTAGTTGTGAGGACATTGTGAGCGCATACGTTGATTGCCCAACGATCACCCATGGCGGCTCAAGAGCCTCTTACAACCCCAAGAAGGACACGATCAAGATGCCCGCCCCTGAGTCCTTCAACAGCTCGGAAGAATACTACTCAACACTTTTTCATGAGATGGCACACAGCACCGGCCACGAGTCAAAGCTCAACCGCGACGGGATCACCGACCCGATCAGGTTTGGATCTCACAAGTACGGCCAAGAAGAGTTGATCGCTGAGTTCACCGCTTCTTTCCTTTGCGGTACCGCCGGGATCGGTGAGCGCACCTTCAACAACTCTGCGGCATACATCGCCGGGTGGAAGAAGACGATCAAAGCAGATAGCTCAATTGTGCTCAAAGCAGTTGCCGCTGCTCAGAAAGCCGCTGATCGCGTGCTCGGAGTTGATGCCCCCGCTTTTCAAAAGAGCGCTAGCGCGTGAACCACTAACAGGGAGCGCCCCCGCAAGGGGGCTCTTTCTTCAACCTGAAAGCCCCCCCCCCTATGTCAGAAGAGAAAACACGAGAACACGCGGATCGGTTCCGCGCCCAATTGGTCAAGCTCATTGAGGACAACGCCGCGAGCATGAGAGATCTTGGAATCGTTCCGACCTTGAGCATCGCCCGGCATGAAGTAGCAGACGCGGCAAGCTGGCTTGCTTCTCAGTTTGCCGACAAGATCGAAGAAACTTTGAGCGACCGCGAAGTGTCAATCATTAACAGTCGGATCCGAGAAATGGAACGCCGGGATCGGATCCGCAACGACCCCAGCATCAACTAGCAAGAAGCCCCCAACCGGAAACGGAAGGGGGCTTTTTTGCGTGCTTTTTCTGCTATTTACTTCCGTTGAATAATATGCTATGCTCAGTAAATAGCGCGGAGGTGGATCTCTTTTTTTTTACAAAGAGAGAAGCCGGAGAGGCGCGCCGCATTCGGGACACTCGCAACCGGGCCCCGCTGTTTCGTCCGTCTGATCGTCTAGCTCATCAAGACCTAACACTCTGCGGTAGCGCGCCAACTCAGCGACGGCCGCTGCCATGTACTTCTGTTTTGGATCTTCAAAGTGTGACCAGTCCCATTCGTTGCCTTCGGAAAACGTCCCGTTCATATTCCAATCACAACCTTGCCGGATCGGCACGTTCAAGATCGCGCTTGCAATCTTCACTGCTTCAGCCATCGCTTCAAAGGCTGCCATGTTGGTCCAGTCGATGCCCGCGCCCGGTGTGAGTGCAATGCAATCGATTGCGTGACCGAAGCCGTCGCTTTGCAGTAGGTGCCGGGAGTCTGGGATCCCGGTTCCGTTTGCTTCGTTCTGGTTTGCCGCCGCTTGCGTGCGTAGGCCGCCGTTAGGGATCACCGTGCCATCAAAAGGGCACAACTTGATCGCCAGTCGCGCGACGTCAACGATTGTCGGTAGCACTCCCTCAAGGTTAGCTTTTGATGAGTTGCCGAAGTTGTGATCGTGGATCGTGTAGCCAAGCTCACGCGCAACGCGCAAGCCTTCTGTGAGCCCCTTACCCATCGAGTTGTTTCCTTCCCGCTGCAAAGAGCGCTTGCCGTTCGGCCGCTTCTTTCGCTAGCATCGCCGCCTTGTCTGCGTTGCCCTTGCGGATCTCACTGATCACTTTTCGCGTGAGTCTAACCGCATCGGGAACAAGCCCGATCAGTGATGCCAGCTTAAACATTATCGGCACCCCTCCTGCTTCCCCTGAAACTCGTTTTCGTTGTCGTACTTTTTGACGCATTGATCGTAGCTCAAGCTTTCTTCTTTGCACTTGTTGATCACGGCTTGGTATCCGATAGCCGCGCCCCCTACGCAAAGATCGCGGTTGACGTTTCCGCCGCCGCAACCGGCAATCAAAAGGGCCATGTAAAAAACTAACACTTTTCTCATAATACAATCTCACTCACTGATGGTTGTCTGCTTAGGTGCCTTCGCACTTCGTGAACTTTGCTCGTTGCCTTACGCACTCCAAGGGTCACGCTCAAGACCTTCTGTGAGTCCCTTGTGTGTTCTTCTTCGATCTCCTCTCGTGTCTTCATACCCACGAAGTGAACGATTGCAATGCGAAGTTTGGTTATTGGATTGTGATTCATCGTCTGCGCCCTTTCAGATCTGTTGATAGTTCCTCAATTGATCTTGTCAGATCGGGAACGCTCTTCAATGTGGTTTCGTGCAAGTCGCGATAGCGGATCCGTTCCTTGCGCTCTTCACGCCAGAAGAACCACATAAGGGCCGCGACCCCATACCCCCCCATATCTCTCAAAATTCCGGCAATCTCTAAAGCGTCGTTCATTCTATGTTCCTAAATCGTTATTGTTGCCGTCCAGGTCGGCTTCTAAGAGCCTCCGGGCTTGCTGGTCGGTACTGAGTCGTCCTAGCTCCTGAGATGCCGCGAGAGAGGGTATCAGGCCCGTCTAATGAATATTTGCCCCCTCTGCATTTTCGCTTGACTGTCACTAGGTGTTCCAGTAGCAGCCGCGACTCTTGAAACGTTCAACTTAAATTGCAAGCTTTCGCCGTCCCTCAAAATCACGGGTTGCATCCCTCCTATGTTACCCCAACTTTGACCGCTTACACATGACAACGCCCGCTCACTTTGAGCGCCGCCGTTGGTTCCCATTGTGAGGGTCGAAACCGCCACGGCATGATCTAACTCATCACTAACACATGCCTCACCGTACCAGATCAGCAAGTAAGCCCCGGCGCGCAACGGACCAGTATCAAGCGCCGCAACCTCCACCAAATTTTCATCAGTAGCAGATACGATCCCGGTACTCGGTGAAACTTGATTGCATTCATGAAAGTCGCCGCCGGTATGAGAGGCGACGGCCGCCGCGATCAAAGCAAGTTGATCTGTTGTAGGATCGTTAGCGTTAACGATTAACACACCATCCTCAAGAAGAGTGACCGCTTCAACTTCAACGCCTTTATCTTCAAGCTCACGAAATAGCATCAGCCCATTGATTGAATCGGCTGTGAACTCTTCGTTAGTGACTAAAGTTTGGTTCGTTTTTTCTTCAACTTCGCTCAACTGCATTTTATTTTCCTAGCATGTAATACTTGCGTGCATCTCCGCTCACTTGTCCGAACGATCCTGAAATGTTGGTAGGAAATCCGGTTGAGTGAGAGGACCGTGAGTTCGTCACGAAGAACGCGAGAGGTTTAGAAGCGCCGCCGGGTGGATTGTAAACGCTTGTGCCTTGGATGCTCATCGGAGCCATTGCGTTGATGTTTGACTCAAGGCAAAAATAGTACGGGGTTCCAGCCGTTAGCGATATCGGAGCAGTGAGAGGGGCACGAGCCCCATCAAATTCAAGAGCTACTTCGTTAGTTCCTAGTGATGCGGTCTTGCCGGAAGCGTAACCTAGTAGGATCCCGCTTTCGTCATAGACGCCTACGCCGAAAGTTCCGCCGCCGTTGTTCTGTGCTACCAAAAAGCTCATGCCTGCTAGTTGAACATCCGCAACCGGGATCACGGCCATTGCATAGAGCCGCCCGAGTGTGTTGCTCGTCATGAATTGGTTTCCTGTAGCGCTCGCAATATTGAAAACCTCGACACCGAAAGCGCTGGTTCCGCCTCCTCCCGTAGAGCTAACAATCGGGTTTTGCGGATCGGCATTGTTGACCGTGATGTTAGTACCGGCAACGATACTTTGCACCGCATTGTCTGCCGCCGTTTGAGCGTTGCCCGCTGCCGTTTCCAATGTATCGAGAGCATCAGATACGAAAGCCCCTATCACTCCTGAATCATTATCGACCTGTGATGCGTCATAATCGGAAGCCGCCGCAACTACGTTTCCAACTCTTCCGAAAACATCGAAGACCGGAGCGCCCGCAACAGGTCCAGAGGCGTAGAAACCAAATGAGACCTGTGAGCCGTCTGTTATGTCTGGACCAAGGATCGCAACCGTGATCGGGATCGTTAGCCACCCACCATTGTCAACAGGTGGACCGCTCAAAACAAATTGCTTGAACTGGTACTCTCCAACCGACTCAGCAAAAATTGTGTCACCAGTCGAGAGAGCAGCAAGTACGGCTGTTAGGTTTCCGTTAGGAACGCAAACCGGGTTGATATACATCTCAGTCGCAAGGTTCTGAGTTGCGTGGTTGAGCCTGTAAGCTGTTGAACCGGGATCACCGGGAGTGGTAACAGATGCATCATAGCTCCACACACGAGCGCCCGCCGCCGAGTAGTTTATGATCTTCAACTTCTCGTTAGCGCCTGGATCGACTTGCTGATATTGCAGTGTCGGCGACGTAACCAATTTATCAGATAGGAAACCTGGATCGGTATCAAGCGCAGTAATGCCCACGAACTTATCACTGAAGCCAGCGATTGACTTGTAGACACCATTGTCTGCAAGGTACTTTATCCCCTAGGCCGGTTGCGAGCACTTGCACATTGTTAACGAATAACGGATGCGATGGCGAGCCTTCGAATTTGATCGCTGTGTTTCCGCTGTTGTAGATTCGACCTATGAGCGTGTTGTTACCGTCATTGCTTCGGAAGTTGAGCGCCGAAAACGAGTTCATGATCACCGCGCTTTGAGATCCTAGCGCTGTGTTTCCGATTGTCTGAATGCTTGACCCGCCTGCTTCGGTGTACTGGTACCCTACGAAGCCAGCAAAGCCGCCGCTACCGTCGTTGACCTGAATCGTGTTTGCAGTATTGCCCGGGGAGATCGCGTTTAACCTGGCCTCAGCGTCGTTTGCGTTGTCGTTGATAATCTTCCGAACGTCAAAGAGCCCGGTCAGGTCGCTGAATGTCTGTTGTGTCATCTGTTAGCCCTTTATGGTGTGCCCCAAAAGTCGTCGTCATTCCATGTCATCGAATCATCCCAAACATAGGGAGAATCAATCCACAGGTTGTCTGAAGTTGTTTGAATCAAGTACCCGATCCAATAGGTACCCGGTAATATGCTCAAGATCAAAGATTGAAACTCAATCTCACGTTGAGCCGGAATGGTTGCTTTGCTACCAAACGTATCACCCCCGACATAGATCCAAAATGGGAAAGTTGCAGGATCAGCAGAGATCGGCGGTTGCACTCGCCCGCTAAGATCTTGATTAACAATATGTTCTTGGATCGCCCCTTGTAGCCCTGAGCAGAACGCCCCCTCGCCAGCGCAAAATCCAGTTTCCGAATCACATTGAATGGTTCCAATGTTTGCCGCTGCTGCTAGGTAGTCGAGGGGGTTCCGGTAGTTGTTTGTGATAGGATCAAGCGAGGCGTGGACCGTCACATCGAACCCGGCCGCATCTATGATCGCCTGAAAATAATCTAACCCTTGCCCGCCGGTTGCTTTCCATGCAGCGTCTACGTTTTGACGTTGCGCTGATTCGATCTGACTCGGAAAAAGACCAAACTGTTTCGCCCATTCATCGATCTGAGTTGTCGTGTATGGGAAAAGCTCCGTCCACGGATTGAAAGCAAACGCCTTGAAGTCTTCAGGCACGCCAGCTGCAAGGCCGCGAATGTAATCCGTTAACACTTTGCTCACAGTGAGTTTGAAAGCTTCGCTGCGAGGCAAAAGCATTTCGATTGCGCGGTATAGAAGATTCATAACGTTATGCGATTATGATTGCGATCATTCCGGTAGCACCTCTGCCGCCATCGAGTTTAATTGAGATTGAGTTTGCATCCCAGATCCCAGCGCCGCCGCCTCCCGCGCCTGGACCGCCGCCGCCTTTGCCCATCCATGCCGCCGCGTAGCTAGACGTTGACAGATTGTAGCCGTTCTTTGAGTCGTATGTACTATTAGGCGGATAGTAGATCGGGGAACCGCCCGGCGCGCCGCCGCCGCCGCCTGCTGTGTAAACCGTCTTAGGGGTGCCGCTGGGATTGTAAATCCAGCTATCCCACTTCCCGCCTAGACTTTGCTGATCTTGGTTGCCGAAATACGTTCGCACATCTCGGACCAATCTAACGCCGGGAGAAACTACAATCGAATAAACGCCGCCATTGCCACCTAGCCCCTCCTGAACGTAAGGATCTTTCCAGCCATCTTGACCTTCTAGCCCTCTTAAAGTCGAATCGTAAGCATAGAAGCCGCCGCCGCTCCCATTGTAAACGGTAGGAGATCCCCACCTTGAAGCGCCGCCGCCGCCTCCGCATAGACCATAGCCGCCTGCTCCTGACTGAGTTGATTGTGAGTTCAACGCAGCATAACCAGCGCCGCCGCCAGAACCTCCAGCCGCCGCTAGTGAGAGGCTTAGCGATGTTATGTCTAGCGTAGTTGTGCCGCCATCGCCCCCATTAAGGCCAGGGGTGTTGAACACGGCCCCAGCGCCGCCAACACCGCCGTCTCCGATGTTGAAATTTATCGTAGACCCTGCAACCAATTCGCTGCCAGAAATGATCGTTTCAAACGTGCGCCCAGAGCCACCACCGCCGCCCGCCGCCGCTTCCGCGTATGCGCTTGTCGGTGATTGATACATGCACGATCCGCCGCCGCCGCCGCCTGCACTTCCGATGATTCTGATCGTGTGGCTAGGCGTTACCCATTCCGGAACAACCAAAGAGCCAGCGCCCGCCTCCCGGTAGTAGTAGTGCGCGCCTTGCATCGAAAGCCTTAGCGCCGCGAGGTACTGCGATGCGTTTGCGTTTTCTGGGTTGCCGTCGGGAACAACGTTTCCAGCCGCCTTCAAGATCGCTTGCTGGAACCCCCAAATATCGTTGAGCATATCTTGCTCAAAAGGTGACCCATCGGTGTTTCCTAGGGCAGAAATATTTTTCGCTTTGCCCTCGGGGTAGTTAGTAGGATCGGAGGTATCGATCTGGTTTGCGTTGTAACGATTCTTTGGAGAGATAGCCATTTGGTGTTAGTCCTTTACGAGTAAACCACGGGCAAGGCCAGTGTTGCAAGCTCGCCTTCTGTTAGCACTTTGGTAGTCGTCACCGCGCCGCCGATTCTTACCACATACGCGCCGAAAAATGCAGAGTTACTTTCTGCGACGGCATAGATCACACCGCCGATTGCCGCGCTTGAAATTCTGTCTTGTGGGGGGAGCGTTGAAACGCCAAGAATAAACGGTTCAAGAGTCTTCAAGTGTGCCTCAAGGGCCTCTTGAATTTTCTCTTGTAGTGATGCAAGTGTTACCGATGCGCCATCGGCCAAACCTAAACCCTGAATCTCAACCTCAACTTCAGTTTTGAAAATTGGGTTTGAAAAAACAAGAACGCCGGGGGGTGCTCGGGTTGCAAATCCCTCTTCGTCAAAAAGGCACGACTGCTTTACCTCTTCAAGCTGCAACGCAAGCGGGATGCCGTCTGGTTCAGTAGTTGATCGTGAAAACAATCTCATCATATTGTCGGACGGATCGTTGGTGTACGGAAGAACAAGATCGATCCCTTCAACTTCCTCACCCCAGATCTGATAATCGATCCGCGCTCCACCCTGCGGCCGTCGTTGAAAGCGAGTAGCTACGCGGTCACGATACGCCGCTTCAGTTTCGCGATCCGCCGCAATGACTAGGATCGTTCCGACAACTACCGTTCCGCTAACATACGCGAGAGGGTTTGCGAACTCCAAAACATCGCCGGGAGATAGGTTGCCGAGATCTCCAAATCCTAAGTTTCCCTGATCGTCGTCTACCGCTTGAACCGTTGCCGTGATTGTCGCCGAGTTCAGAGGAACTTCTGCTAGTACGGAGTAGATCACCCCTGTATCTTTTTTGATGAGTAGACTGTTAGCGGGTAACACCCCGATCTGCTGTTGAACGCTAACACTGATCTCAGCTTCCGCCCGTGTCGCGGCCTTGGGCGCGCCTACGCCGATCAGGTTCCCCCACTCAACGAGAGGGATGAAAGTTTTTCCGTTTACAACTTGCGGATCATAGCTCGAATATTTGACGAAAAGTTGCAGGCAAACCCAGCCCGCGAATTTGTAACCGATAACAAAGATCGCCGCGACCGCTTTTGCGAGCACTCGCGAAAACGACTTAGGAAAGATCGGGATCGTTGTTGCTAGAGAGCCCTCAAGTTGCGCGATTATGTTTTCGTAAATCTCTTTGATCGTGGGTACTTGCTGGCTCATCTTGTGCCCGTCCATTCTCTAGTGAGTTGAATTTGTTGATCCTCGCCGTTTACCGTGAGATCGATTGTGATTGAAATTCTTTTGACGCCTATCAAAGCGATCTCAACTGACATTTCACTAACAAGATCGGGAATCATCCAAGCGAGATCGCGCAAAACGGCATCCTGCAAGCGAAGCAAGTTCCCAGAGGTCGCCGGGATAGATGTTAGTAGTTTCTGAGTTTCGGATCTCAGTCGCTCTTTCGGGTCGTCGCTGATATTATTTCCCCAAAACTGGACGCTATCAGAGCCCGGCAATCCATCGTCTTCAATATTGCCGCCCCATAGCGAGAGGATCGCCGCGCTTGTTAGACCGTTACCCAATAACAGATCGCCACCACTTAGGATTGCGTCGCCGCCGTTCTCTTCTAAGATCAGATCTGGATCACTCATGACCAATTCACCAAAGTATTGGGGGGCGCAACGAGCGTTGCTGTTCCCGTTTTCATCCAAGTATCAATCGCGCTAGCCATATCATCGGCCGCTTGATCCGTATCGTCCGTTGTTCCTGAGAAGAGCGCCGCGAACCCAACCGATCCGGGAGGCGCAACCCCGGTATTGAGTGGCAACATACCGCCCGCAACCGTGAGCCCAAACGCCGCCATAGCGGCCTCCATGCCCGGTGCCCCGTCGTCTGAGTCAAAGGCCGTTGCAAACGCCCCCACAAGTGCAGCTAGGCCGCCCGCAACCGTCGTTGAAGGGGGGACAACCGCTAACGAATAGTTCACAATCGCATCGCCCCAGCCTTCGGCCGCGCTTGCGTGGCTTGTCGGTGGATTATCTGCAAGCGCTTTGAGCGACGCTTTGAGATCTGCTTTGATCAATGGCATTTTATGTACCCGGCGTCGGAGGTGAGGTCGGCCCCATTGCCGAATTATGATCGTGAGTGCTTAGTGAGACCGATCCTAGAGGGTTTGCGTCGGTTGTGATCTCACCTTGCGCGCCTATGACTCCCGGCGTTGAAATGTTGCCGTCCTGATCGATCTCAACTCCGTTGAGATTCAGAACCGATCCGGTTTTGATTGAGTTGATCGCGACCGTTCCGTCTGCTTTGCACCACACCTCGCAAACAACCGCGCCGTTTGAGTCACGCGCATAGGTTCGCGTCTCTCCCGCTTCGGCTTTTCGGTTGCTTGGCTTCGGATCATGGTAGCCACTAACAATTTCATCACCAGTTCCAGGCCCGTCATGCGTCGCGAAAAAATCACCCTCAACAGGTTGCGAATCTACGCCAGCGGGAGAGAAGTTTTCAGCAGTGACCACGGCTCCACCACCGGGATCGCCTTTGACTTCCGGCGGCCTCTTGTCGCTGTTAGTGTTTAATGCCCACGAAAGAAATTCGGCTACTCTTCCCATGGTAGTTTCCTAGGTAGATCACCAGACAATGAGCCGGGCAAGATGCACGAAAGTTTAGCAGTTTTGGAATCCGGTGTGAAGGTGAGTTCCGTTTGCATTATGTAGAGCGGAGTCTTGGTGTAGACCATCGCCTTCGGCGCTTCAAGTGTGATGTATCTGTTAGGCTCCCAATAAAACCCACTCTGATCGTACTCTGCCGCAAGATCAATATCGTAAGTGATAGCGTCCGCGAACATGCGCCCCATGCGCGCCTCTACTGCCGCCGGAACATCTGCCGGATCGGTGTCGCTCAACTCGTAAACGAAGGGCCGTTGAATGTCGAAATTGTCTTCAAGCTTTGGATTGTTCACCGTGTAACGCGAGCCGGTTTTTCCTCCCTTTGGTTTTACTGATCCCTGTTAGTGATGAGTAATATTCTTGAGTAGAAAAATTCGGACGTAACACTTACGACCGGGCGATCCTCCGTGAGTGTCGCTACCACATCACTAACATCTGAACTCGGTGTGTAGATTAGTAGATCGCCCTCGAAAGTTGACGTGATAACGAGCGCCCTTTGCTTCGCCAGTTCGATCAGAAGTTCCAGGATCTTTTGACCTGGCTTGAGAGAAAACTTTTTCAAACTACCGCGCCCGGTTCAACGTCGATATCAAGGATCGTTTTTCCGGTATCAAGATCAAGGATCTCAGGAGACGAAGCGCCCATAACAACTTTGATCCCGATAGGATCGCAAATCGCTTTTGCTAGCTTGTCGAGTTTCAAGTTGCGATATTCGGTCGGGAATTGATCCGGTGTTGCCGTCACATCACCGAGTACGCCGGGCAGAGCGTAAGCGCTAACACTTACCTCACTACTGGTTGCCGTGACTTGAGGTTCAATGCTCATGATCGTGCCGACGAAGCGCACAACCCCGCCCACATACAAAACCATTTCGTGATATGAGAAGGGACGAAAAACGTCGCGGAACTTTTTTCTCTCAGGTTGAAAGTTGCAGGTGAGTGAAGCTTGCGCGATTGAATCTGCACGCTCTGTTAGCGTTACTGTAGACCAGTGGTCCCAATATTCACCGTCAATTTCGATCTGAACGTCACTAGGCATAGTATGAGATCCGCCTTCCGCGCTCTAACAAATACATCTCATCTCCGCCTATGCGGTTGGTGTCTATGAAGCGTTGCAAAGTTTCGTCGGAAAGATCGCCGTAGACTTGAGAGCAAACGTCAACAGCAGATCGATCCCTTTTAAGGTAGATCACGCGCTCACTGAGCAGTAGAAACGAATCGCTAACAAGTTTGCCGGTAACTTGAGCCACGGCCTTTTGATTGAGCTGATATGTTTCCCCAATATCGGCAAAGTTAGTGTTAACAAATAACTCATCAAAGCGCGGCGTTGTTTGCTTCGTTCATTTTTCACTAGGTCGCTTGCGGTTTCTAGTGCGTCCGGTCGGTTGTTGAACTCTTGAAAGTTTGCCGCTTTGCACTGAGGCATTCGTTGCGCATGTCATGAGCAGATTGTTAAGTGCTACGTCGTTGGGATTCTTTACCTTGTCAAAGTCGCCTGCAAGTGACTCGGAAAAAAACGTGTAGCCAGTTAGCTTCGCTTTAAGATCCAGAGCGGTTCTTGAGGGTTGACTTTACGAGATCGATTAGTTGCCCGGCAAGGTTCGCAGGTGCTGTCACTAGTGTGTCAATCGACTCGGTAATTTTGCGCGCCTGGTTGTCGTATGCGCGCTGCGCGCTTGCGAGTCCGCCTGAAACTGCGCGGATCGTTTGTGCGCTCTTTGTTAGAGCTTTTCCAACGCTGTTACCCATTAACGCTTGGCCGACCGGATCGTTGAGATCAACAGTCGTTTCAAATGCGGCCGCCGCTCCAACGTCCCACGCGCCGAGAGTTTGATCGATTGTGTTCTTCGGGACTGCTCCAAATTCTGGATACACGTCCGCAAGCGTGGTTGAAAGTGTCACCATGATCGCGGTCTGATTCGCCGCGTTCACCATCAAGTTTTCTCTTTGGATCTGTCCAGTCGGAACAACATCAAAAGTCCCGTACATCGGATGCTCTAACTTGCCGCGCCCCGGCTCCGTGAGTAGCCCTTCAAACGCCGTGCCCAAACGATCTTGATCGTCGCCGGTAAAGAAGGCAACGATCGGATAGTCGCCCTCATCATGACCGTTGCTTTGGATGAACTTTCCGTTGATCCCGTTGAAGCGGAAGATCTTGTTTCTGAGATTGATCGAACGCTTGAGATCGACGTATTGAAAAACGATCCGCGTTCCTTCTGGGCCGGTGTATGCGGCTTCTTTGAGTCGCTTTTGCCAACCTGGAATGTCCGCGCCCCCCTCATCAAGACCTAACGCATTTTTGATCGCGCCTACTACTGCATCACCGAAGCCCATTAGCTGAATCCTGCTGAGTTGGGAGTTCTGAGACCCACGGGCCCTGAACTCTTAGTTGTAACCGTTGCCGGTCCCTTTGAAGTTACTTCGATGCTTCCGCCGACCTTCGTGTCGCCGCCCCCGCCCTGCTTGCCGCCTTGAGCTTTCGCCGCACGCGCACGCGCTGCATCGTTTGCCTTGGCTTCGTTCTCTCTCATGATGCCCTCAGTATTCGATAACACATCGGCATATTCCATGTTAGCCCCGAGTCCGTTAGCGATTAACACGATCAGGTTGTAAAGAGACTTTGCGGGAAGTAGCAACGCGTCAAGCGCCATGTTGCCCGCGATCTTGAACTCATCCCAGTAGGCGATCACGAGAATGATCGCCGCGCCGATTGCTATCATCAGAGCAACAACAGGGTTGAGCGCCATCACTGCATTGAAGATCGCAACCGATGCGGTCCATGCTTTGATCGCGGTAGTCACAACCCAAACGGCCGAAGCGATTGCTAGAACAATTTTGATCGTTCCTTCCCAAGGAATGATCGCGTCTGCGACTTCCCAGATCCCCATAACAATCGAAGCGAGCACGGTCACAATTTCCTTGATCGTCGGGATCCAACTCTTGATCGTTTCGCCTAGTCGCGTGAGCCCTTGCTTGACCGCATCGGAACTCATCCAATTTGTAAAGTCTTGGATCATTGGACGAAGCGCGCCCTGTAGCGTGTCGTTCAGACCTACGCGCAAGCCGTCAAACGCGGAACTCATTTTCACAACATCGCCATTCAAGTTGTCTAACTTGATCTTGGCCATCTTCTTAGCCGCGCCCTCACTACCCTCTAACACTTCGGTCAAGGTTTTGGCCGTTATATGAAGCGTCTGAAAAGGTATCTGAGAGAACTGTTAGCGCTTTCTGACCGCGCAAACCAACAATGTCAGCAAACGCTTTTGCTTGCGCAGCGTTGCCCGCTAGCGCTCCCTTGAGCTTGTTTGCTTCGGCGAAAATTTCCTTCGGCGGTTTCATGTTGCCGTTGAGATCAACGAAACTAACATTCAACTCCTTGAGAGTTTTCTTCATTGGGCCGCCGCCCGCCGTGAGCTTCGTGAGCATCGTCTTGACCGCGTTGCCTGATTCGCTGGCTTCGATCCCAACATCCTGCATTTTTGCGACCATCGCAACCGAATCCTCAAGAGAGAAACCGAACTGCTTAGCAACGGGGGAAACGCTCTTGAGAGATTCGCCGAGAGTAGCGATTGAGCTTTTGGTTTTCGTGCTGGCAACCGCTAACACATCCATCACACGATTCGCCTGCTTCGTGTTCTCTGCCATGTCCTTCGACTTGAGCCCCGAAGCCCGCCATTGTCGAGGTCATGATCGCGGCTGCTTGGCTCATCTCAAGCTCACCCGCGCTTGCGCCCGCGAGAACGCTTTCTAGCGCGCCGATAGACTGATCGGCGGTGAAGCCAGCCTTGGCCAGCTCTGTGAGTCCTGAAGCAGCTTGAGTGCTTGTGAATTCAGTTGTTGCGCCCATCTCTGCGGCCTTGGCCCGCATGTTCTCCAAGTCCTGATCGAACGTGCTCTTGCCCATGGCCGCTTGAACTTTGGACATTTCCGAATCGAAAGATCGCCCCGCTTCGGTGAGTTTCCAGACGCCGGCCGCGCCTACAGCAGCAGCCGCACCCGTAGCCGCAAAGCCACGAGTGAGACCACTTTGCATCGCCATCACCGTCTTCATTGAGCGCGTCTTGACGTGAACGCAAGGTGTTCAACTTGCGTTGCAAACGGATCTGTTTTGAGNTCGATTTGCTAACATAGTCTTTTCCTTTGAAGATTGTCTCAAGTACGAAACGGCTGGCCATTCACTTCTTGCCTTTTGATCGCGGTCTAGTGCGATCTTTCAAGTCGCCTCTAATGAAGTCATAATAGGTCTGGACCTCACTGAGTGTTAGTGATTTAGGGGGAGGGAGTGATGGGTATTCTATCTGAATTTGCATCCACATTTCAAGGTAAACCGGGGCCAACTTGTGAACGCTTAACAGAACTCCTTCCTCATTTCTTACGCCTCGCAACCGAGTGTTTAGCCCGCCTCTGACGACGGTTGCGCGGACGTCTACGCCAAAAAAAGTGCAAGCACCATCTTGCATGTTTTAAGGTCGCGGTTCTTTAGCTTAGCGAATAGTGAATGAGAGCATTTGCAAATGTCTCCCATCATCATGTATTGCTTCGCGTTGTCCGCGTTCTTCTTGCCCTTGTCGAGAGCTAGAAAAGCCGCGCCGTCTGGCTCATAAAAAGTAACAGACGTCTCATCATCAGAAGGGGGCTTCTTGAAATGGATTGTCGGTTCGCCGTCGTCGTTGATCGTTAGGTGACCGTTAGTCACCGCCCGAATGAATTGATTCTTCAACGCTCCAAAGTCAACGCGATCTTCATCGGTCATTGTCTTCTCGTTGAGATCTAGATCCATGCACTCCGCGAATCGTTCAAAATCAGCAGTTGCAGCTTCAACTGAAATCGTTACCATTTTATTTTTCCTTCGTTGTTTTTTTTGATGAGTTGTTTGTTAGAGGTTAACACAAGGGCGGGAGGGCGACCGGGTACTCCTAATCCATTACCCGCCCAAGTGTTATCCGTTTACTGTTGTTTGAGCTTGTCGGGGCCCTTGAAGTTGATCGTCCCGGTAGCGTTCTGTGAGGTTGAGGTGATCTCTCCCTCGACAGTGCCGCGCCCCTGGTATGCAGAGCCGTCAACGTAAGTGATCAGGATAGGCACCCAATCTTGACCGTCTGCAATGTCTTGCAAGAACTCCAGATCGTTCCGCAAGTGATCGATCTCAAGCTGCACCCCATCGAGACGCCAGCTCACGCGAGTCATTACCTTGCGCGCTGATCCGTCGCCGTTGGGCTGAACTTCGTTGTTATAACCACCGAGATCCATGGTTACGTCTGCATCGGCCGCAACAGGGAAGAGCCTGTTGTTGACCGAAATGTTTTCAATGCTTCCGCCGGTTGCCATTTTGTTAGTTCCTTGTGAGTGTTAACGGTTAACCGACAACCGGCGCACTACCGAAGAAAAATCCCCAGTTGAGCGTTACGTCGCGGATGTTTGCGTTCCCTGAGACCTGAACCGTTACACTAACGTCAAGGCGCTTCGGGTTGCTTGGGTTGATGTTTGCCGTGATGCTTTCCTTGGCCCGTTCGGGATCACTGATGATCGCGGCAAGTCCAAGGTTGTCCACGACGGCAGCAACGGCAGCGACTGCCATGGCTGGGGTCTTGGCGTCGGGGTTGGTTGTCGGGCCTTCTGGAATCAGAGGCGCGCCATCCCAATCGGAGTTATTGAATGTTAGGTTTAGGTTATGGATCACCTGTTGGAGCTTGATGATATCAACAACATAACGATAGGCCGGGGGCTCTTCACCAGTCGGCCGCCATGGCGTTACCACATCGCTAATGTTTACAGTTCCGTCCTTCACCTCAATCGTTGAAGAGCCCTGCTTGATAGCGAGATCGCGTTGCGTGTAATCCCACTGATCCTTGTCCTCACCTTTGTTCAAAGTGAAGCAAGGTTGTGAGCCGTAATCGTGTGGCGGATTCTTCTGCGCCATCACAACGATCTTGTTCACCTGAGCCGCCGCAATCACCCACGGCATGTTGTTTGATCCAGGATCAACAAGCTGGCAAGTCACGCGATCCAGGCCGCGATTCTGAGTGATGAAAGTTGCTTCGCCGACCGTCTTCTGATTGTCACCATAGAAGGCAATCGCGGGCTTGTGAACAAGCTCGCCCCATCTAGCTTCGCCCCATTGCTGAAACAGATTAAGCTGAACTTCACTCTTCTCAGTAGTGAGGATCATGGTGTTCCAAACGTCGCCGATCTCAGCGAGCGCATCGGTCACCGCGAACTCACCCGCGCCGCCTGAGAACGGGGTGAGGGCCCAAACGACGCCGAAGGTTGAGGGACCGGCTAGTTCAAGTGTGATTGAATTGGTAGTTGAACCCTTCCAACCGCCAGTCAAAACAACGTCCGTAACGTCGACATTGAATCGATGCAGTCTCGCCAACAGTTGCGACGGTTGCCGCGAGTGTAAACGTGAGTCCATCAACTTCGATACCGGCACCGGCCGCAACATCCTTTGCGCGTAGCTGGCCCTTCGGGATCGTACACGCTGAAGAGCTGGCCGCCCGCATCGGTGCAAGTGATCAAGTAGTCGCCGCCCTTTGGCAAACCAGTAACACTGATCGCCGTTAGCGTGATGTTAGAAGAGTCGGTCCCGACCGGGGTGCCGTAGGTGTTCTCTGCCTTGGCTGGCATCCCCAAAGTGTTGTTGATCGAATCAGTCACATCACTGTGGACCTCTGACTCATTGATCGTTCCCTTGCGAATCAAAACAGGCTGCCCGCGAACGCCGCCAAGCGTTGGGTAGTAGCTGCCCGTTTCAGTTGCCGAGCCCGCCGTGACTGCAACGCCGCCAACAGCAGCCGCGCCGCCCGCCGGTTGAGGCAATGCGATCACATCAACGATCACGGTTCCGATTCCTGAACCGTTCACCGGAAACAGCTCACGCGCCATTTCGTAAAGTGCAGAACGATAGCCATTGGTCGCGCCTACTTGCTGCGCGCCTCCGTCAATCGTGTATTTCTGCGTTGAGTATGCGATCCCATCTTCGCCCGGAGCGATGAGAGCAATTCTCTGAGGGACGAAGCGAACCGCGCCACCTGAGAGGTCTTTGTAGTTGGTTGTTACGCCAACGCCGCGTGCGACGGCTGAAGCATCAATTCCCATTTGTTAGTTCCTTGTTAGGGTGATCCTGAAATATCAGTATCAAGTGCGACCAATAGACGGCCATCCTCTTCGCGGTACACCTTTGAAGAGAGAATTTCAAAGACTGTCCCGGCTAGTTGGGGCGAGTCTACCAGATAATGAACACCTAACGCTACCCTTGATCCGACACAAGTGATCGCGGCGCGTGTTTCTAGTTCGGGTTGGAAAGCCGTGATGCTTTCCACCCATCGCCCGTAGCAAAACTGATTCAGCAAACTAGGGTCGGGACCGGTGTTAGCTCTTGGTGAGCCTAGGTAAGTGTACTGCGCGGACATGAGGATCCGACGCACTAATCCGAGCCAATGATCGGCCGCGTCTTTGGCTGCCTTGTCTCCCGCTTCTTGGCCGCCGTTGTCGGTGTTGCGCGTAGACTTTCCGAAGCCGTAAATGTCGATGTTCCAAGTGCCGTCGCCACGCATTGCGCGAACTGTTGAGCCCTGCTTCTCATAGTTGCCGGACTGAAACCACACGTTGATGATCGGCGCTAGATCGTCGCCCTCGACCCGCGTGTCAAAAGACTTCATGCGATTCGTGTAAACATCGGCGCGCCATGCTTCGGGATTCTTCCCATCGTTAACCGCTAACACTTGTTGCTCAGCGATCTCAGTAACAAGCGCCGCACCGATTGCAGCCGTTACAACTTCGTGACCATCGGGGCCTTCGATTAGTTCAGTGATCAGCGCCATCACTCAGACCATTCTTCAACGAAGCAAACGAGAACGCCAAGACGATCAGGCATGGTCTCAAAAATCTTGAAAGTTTGAGGGGAGCTTTCGCCGGGTAGTTGAAACTCAACTAGCCAAGGGCTCTCAGCCTCATCAGGCACACCATAGGGGCGGCCGATTGTTAGCGACTCAGTAGGCAACGAAACATGCGCGGATCGTTGCGCGATGTTTTGACCCGTTTCTGGATCAATGGTGTTGCCAATGTCTGCGGCCATGCCGGTGATCTGTTGCGTGTCACCATTGGGAGCCGTGAGAGTCATAGGCACACCGAAGCCGCTAGCGGAATCCTCAAGGATTGCTTTCGTATCCGCTGCGGCTTGGGCGTATATATTCATGAGAGACCTGTTAGTTCTTAACTAGCTTCTTCTTCTCGCAAAGGGCTTCGGCTCGCTCTGCGCCCTCGACCTTTACGCGAGAGAGATCGTGGAAGAAAACAGGATCGCCCGTAACCTTGATCCCTGAAAGGGTGCAAAGGGAAGCACCGGGGGCAACCTTGTAGGGTGCCTGCTCTTCCTTCTTTGCTTCTGGTTCCGGTGTCTCATCTGAGCCGCCTGAGCCGTCCTCTGAGCCGCTTTCAGAATCAACCGGGGCAACTGCCCCGGTATCCTCTGAAACGTCCTCCGAAACGGTCTCAGCAGCCTTCTTGCGTTTAGCTGCCATTGTCCCGCCCTTACTGCTTGGTGAGCAAGCAACCGAAGGTGTCGATTGCGGTTGGAATGTAGAGGGGGCGAGTCCCGGCCGAAACGTACAGCGCGGAATTGTCGGGGAGGATCCATGAGTTCCAAGTCATGTCACCGCCCGCGCCGTTGCGGCGCTGGGGCAAGAACTGAAGCGCACGCGCTTCGGGTCGTGCAACGTAGGGGAGAGCGCCGAAGGCTGCATCAAGCCGCGTGTTGTCGCACAACATCACAATCTTATCATCTTCAATGTAACGCTTTGTCGCGCCGCCCTGGGGATCCTTGTACTTGCCGGTGTAGCAGTACAGCTCAACAACCCATGGACCGATTGCAATGTCACCCATGAAGGTTGCGCCGCCGACAGGGCGAGGACGATCAACGCGACCGAGGTCGATGCGGCGAACGTCAAGAATACCCTGAACCTTCGTGTTGCGCACGAAGTTTTGCCAAGCAGTTTTGCCCATGATCACGCGGTTGGCTTCGCCGTGTCCGTCGTCATTGAGAACCGTTGCAAGGTTCTCAAGATCAAGAAGCGGAGTCGCGTTTGCATGATCTGACCAGTCCGTTGTCACTGTCGGGAAGTGAGTCGCCTTCGGGGTGTAACCGATGGTGTAAAGAACGGTTCCGTTTGAGTCGTAAAGACTCACGTTGCCGGTCTGCAAAACCTGTGAAGCCTGAAGCTCAACAGCGCGACGAATCTTGCGATCCATCTTGCCGAGAACCTTGGCCGCATCGATTGCGAGGTTGGCCGCGTAGACCGGATCGGTGTGAGGATTCTGGCCAGGACGACGATCAGTCAGACTGAACGAATTGAGCGGCGCTTTCTCCTTGTAGATGGGAGGAAGGTACTCGTTGTTCTGGTAGAGCATGGCGCTGTTATCGCGCCCGCCATCCTGAAGATCCTGAATGACGATTGCGACATCTTCAGTGTCGCGCTCAATGTCAATCGTGACCTTCTCGGAGTTGAACCTACGCGAACGCGCAAGCGAGGTGAGAAACGTGGGAGCGGCTGCGAAGTCGCTGTAAGTTTCAAGGAATGTGCTGGTAGCTTTGCCGACAGTCATTTTTCTATTAGTCCTGTGTTAGTTGTTAACGGTGCCGGTTAAGCGCCGGGGTTGTTGAACTTGCCAAGCTCATCAACGGAAACGGCAAGAATGTCGTTCGCCCGTAGCTTAGCTTTTTGTGATGCCGTGAGGGCGGTTGTGGGTGTCAGTTCAAGGAAGACCTTGTCTGCTCGCACTTTGCCGGAGAGCACGGGACGGATCGGGAGATCGCCAGCGCCAGTCGCAACAACGTCGTACTGNNAAACAGCGTCGAACGTGCCAGCCGCGAGACCAACAACGTACTTGTCGCCCGCTAGCTGAAGAATGGTTCCGGCCTTGGTTGTGCCTGCGCCGGTTGCGGTGAAAATCCGATCCTCAGTGAACGGAGTCTCCAAGCAGATCTTGCTTAGATTAATGTTTTCGTAGGTGTGGTTTGCCATTTTCTGGTTTTCCTTCTGTTAGCGAACTGTTAGCAGCTAACGTCTACACCACGAAGCTCGGAGAGCGATGCGGCAAATTCTTTGTCAAAAGCGGTTACGTCGGACTCGCCGTCGCCATCGCCGGTTGAAGATTCAGCTTTGCCCTTGAGAGCATCGCCCGCTTCTGCATCATCGCTTTCACGATTCTCAACGTCGCGCCGTTTCATGCCCGCGCTCATGTACTCCGCTTGGAGCTTCTGAGTCATGCCTGAGCCATCAAGAACAGCACCGATTGCCGTCTTCATGTCGCCGGACGTATCGCCCATCTGTAGGTGAGCCGCAACACGGTCGCGTTCTTCTGTGACAGCCTCTTCACACGCCGCCGAGAAAACGTCGGGGTGATCGGCCTTGAGAGTTTTCAAGTCCATTTTGTTTTCTTTCTCGGCATTAGCCGATTGTGAGTCTGAATCCGAACCGACAGAAGCGCCGCCTTGAATATCATCAATCATCCCGCGTGAACGGGCTTCTCCAGCAAGGAACGTGCGCCCCCTACCAAACTTTTCATTCACTTCGCTTGCGCTTGTACCACGAGTGTCAGCAATTGTACTAACAAAAAGCTCATGAATCGCATCAAGCTGTGAACGGATAACAGCGCGCCCCTCTTCAGTCGTAACGTCGGGTCGCTTGTCGGGTGATTCGGTTGACGTGATCGTGACGACTTTTTCGTCAACTGCGAACTCAGCTGCAACGCCAATCGATCCAAAAGTAGAAGCCGGTCCCCGCGCCTCAATGCGGCCCGTAGCGGCTGCAATCGCGTAGGCTGCACTGGCTGCATAATCTGCAACAGCAACGACCGGCTTCGTTAGTGATTTGATAGCGTCGGTNACTGCGAACAATCCCCGAGGCTTGCCCGCCGGGTGAGTTCACGTTCAGTTGAACGCTCTTCACTTTTGGGGGTCTGCATCGGCAATAGCAAGCGCCTCAAGCACTTCACTGTAGCCNGTGTGATTCATGCCGAAGAAACGCATGATNGGATTAGGGCGCGCCATGAGCGGCCCATTGATTCCAACATGCGCGATCCCGTCTTGAACAACGAAGACCTCATCTTTGGGATCCGAGTTGTTAGAGAGTTGTGAGATCATCGCCGGGGTAAAATCTTGTGAGAAGATCGCCCGAACATCGTCAAGCGCTTCTTGTTCAATGAGCCATTTCATACCGTCTTCACTTCCTTCGTTTCTTCGATCTCAGCGTCGGTGAATTGCCCCGCGTCTGAACTTAGCGGAACCTTTGCCTCAAACGCAACTTCGCGTTCACGCTTTTGCTTTTTGATGTTGTCGCGCCACTTCGTTCCGGTAGCGATTCGTGATGCCTTGTCAAATGACAAGAAGCCGTTGTTAACCGCTAACTGCAAGCCCTTCATGAGCTTGTGCATGTCGGTGCTCGGCTTCACTTGTCCGTTCCAACAACTCTTGACCCATGCCGCGTAGCGGTAGCGTCCCGCGCCCGTGCGATCTCGCCATGCCGTGATCATGCCGGGTGCCTTCACACGTTCCGCTAACACTTCGCCGATCAGCCATTCTTGGTAGAACGGTTTGCAAAAAGTGTCGCCGAGATTCGTGCGCTGCACTGAGAGGAACATTGCGAACTCATTGATCGCGGCTTGGCTCGCGGAATAGTTAGCGTTGAATGAGAGCGTGAGAATTTCGGGAGGAATTTCTAGCGCCCATGCGAGCCCTTGAACGATCCCCGCTTCAAAGTCTGAATAGCTCTGATCGGCTCCCGTGTTCTGGAAACCTTGGATCGATTCACCCGGTGCAAGTCGGTCAATTGCAAGCCCTGGATTGAGGCTCTGAGCCTTGAGCGATGCCGGGCCCTGGCCGCCTTCCCCGGCGTTGTTCCAGCCGTGCGACGTGTAGCACCGGCCGCGACCGGGCGAGTCCCTACGCCGTCGCCGTCCTTCGTTACGAACAACGCGATCATAGCGTTCACAACTGCTTTGCGTTGCGCGCTATCTCGGAACCGATCCATTTCCTTCAGTGATTGAAGAATGAGAGAGAGGATCGGCTGCCCTCTGACCTGCGTCATGCGCTTGTCTGAGCCGTAGTATAGCCAAGCCATCTTGCGCCCGCTCTTAGGGCCATAGGCCGCTAGGCGCTTGCTTGATCCGTCCTCTTGCGTCACCCAGTAGGCAACATGGCGATCATGTTGATCCAACTCAACGCCGTACTCAATCCGGTTCGTGCTTGTTAGCGGATCATAGTTGATCGGAGTCTGAACTAGGTTGCCGTCGATCAGTTGAACTTGAGGAACCTTGAGGCGCTTGTTGATACGCTGGACGACCAGAATATCACCAGTCACTAACGCTTCGCGCTTCGCTTCGCGTTGCAGCTCACCGAACGTGCGCCGCCCCTCAAAATCGCATAGCTTCGGATCGTTTGCCCAAAGCTCAAAGCCTTCTTCGGTTAGGTCGGTCCAGTCGTCAAGCGTGCCTTCCTTCATGCCCAACATCGACTCTGCCGGAGTGCTCTCAAGTGAGAGACCCGTTACCACAATGTTAGTCACTAACCGCCGGATGATCCCGCGTGCGTACAGTACGCGCTCAAACAACTCTGAGCTTTTCGCTCTCAGTCCCCAATAGTCGATGAAGAGAAACGAGTTGCCGCCGAAGCCGGTGTCACCCTCAAACTTTTCGCCGTTGTGGACGCCATAGCCCCAGCCGTCGCCGTACTGGAAAAAGTCTGAGAGTTCTTCGATCCCGAAAGAGCGCTCACCACTTTGGATCGCTTCCTGAATGTTAGCGGATCGTGATTGCGGTTCGGGTGCCAGCGGTTGCGCCGGAGGCAATGAATCCATGAGTGATTCAACTGAGACTTTGCCTAGTCCAAACATTGTTACCTCGTGGGTCGGACATTAACGGTTGCACCACCAAGTGCGAGCACAAAGATCGTCGTATGTGCTCATGAGTGATTGCAAAGTGTTCTTCAGTGAAGACACTTCGGCGCGCTGGACCGTGGTGCGCGTCTGCCCCGTGTCGAGCGTGTAGGATTGCGCGTTGCCGTTGGTCGCAAAGAAGAGCAAAGCATCTTCGTATGCTTCGATCATCGTCGCGAACTTATCACGCCGCGCAATCCAAAATTCGTTTGTGCAATCACTCATGCTGCGAAGAACAACCCTTGGTCCTCACACATATCATAGAACTCTTCCCAGTTTCACTAGGTACTCACCATTTTTTTCGTCTGGGGGGCATATGTTATGCGCTAACAGATCCAACACAAAGTAAGCGTAGTCCATGAGATCCCAAAGCTACGTTTCTTGAGTGCGATGGTCGGTGCCAGTAGTAGCCTTCCAACTTGCCCGTTTGCTTGTTGATCTTTTTGCGCTTCGTCTCGACCGTTAGCTCTTTGAGTTCTTCGTCTGTGATATCGTGTGGCGCGTTGAATTGTCGTTCCGGTTGCAGCTTGTTACCGGGCCACTCATGCTTTAGAAGCGACTGCAAACGATCCTTGTAAACGTCAACGCTCACCATGTACGCTTGCACGCCGTTCGTCATGTTTTTCATTTCGGCGAAGTGCTTCATGTGGCTGTTTTTGGCTTCGCCCTCTCTTCCCTTGATCGCGATCACTCCGCTTGTGTAGAGCGCGCAAAAGCCGTAAACGTGATCGGCTAAGTAACCACTATCAATCGCGGTGAGCGCGATGCGGTAGCGTTGCCCGTCGTTCGCTTTGTACTCCTTGGTCTCAATGAACTCAGCGAGCCGCCCCCATGTTCTGGGATCGTCTGCATCGGTGCAGTCGCCTTCCCACTTCTCGTAATCCACTAACACCGACCGACCGCCGCGAGTGCAGCCCCAAGTTGCAACTGCTAGCCAGTCGCGTTGCACATCCACCGTGCAACACACGAAAAGAATTTTGCTTCCCATGTTCTGGATCGCAAATTCGTTGTTGATGCTTCCGCGTTTGATACCCGGCCGCCGATGCGGTGAGACTTGCTCAAACGTGATCTTCTCACCCTTGATCTCAAAAGTTTCACCGAGCCAGTTGTTGTAGAAGACCTGGAGCTTGTCATTGTCGCGAACCCGGTTGTTTACGTCGTCCCAAGCCTCTAACCAAGCTCTAACAGCTTCCTCCCATGTCGCCATGCCAGGGGGCGAATACAACGCCGAGAGGTGATAGGATCGGACGTGGGGAGCAACAGGGGTTGCCGTGGGTCGCCACTCCGCGCCGTTGTCAGGATCTAGCAGTCGCGTCTTATCGTCGTTCGTGTGAGCGTGCCCGCATTCTTCGCACGCATAGCGCACGCTACCTGAGATCAGTTGTCCCGCGTCGTCTGTATCCCAAGTGATGCCCGTGACCTCACCCGTCTTGCGATTCACGCGCCGCCATCGCAAGCGCTGCGCGTGTCCACACTCCAAGCAGTTCACAAAGTAATAACGCTGATCGCCACGAAGAAACAACGGCTCAATCTTGCTGATCCCTTTGATCGTTGGCGTGCTTCCGTTGAGGATCTTTCGGCTCTGCTCGTAGGCCGCTGTTCGTCCTTTCACCAGTGCATGGGGATCACCATCGCGCCCAACTACTAGCGGCCAACCATCATCCTCATCACATAACAAACACCTAATGCTGAGTGAGCGGAGCTTGTTCGCGTTCTGCGCGCCGAATGGCACTAGGTAGCCGCCGCCCTGCCAGCTCATGCGCTTGTCAGTCTTGCCGGTCTTGCGCGTGTTGTTTTCGTCGTCACTCTCGATCAAGTGCTCAAGATCGGAGTGCTGCAACATCGGTGTGATGTTGGATTCCATTCTGAGCTTTGCTAGCTCCGCATCAGCGGTCACTAACATCACGGGCGCGGTTCGGACGTGATCAATCAGATATGCAACGTAGTTTTCGAGCACCGCTGTCGTAAAAGACACCTGCACTCCCTTCATCACTGCTACCTCACGAATCGGCGAATCGATTGCCAGCGCGTCTAACGGTTCTCTCATGAAGGGCGTGACCTTGAATGAGAAGTAACCGGGCATCGCGGTCACGCTTGGCGGTAGGGAGCGTTTAGTTTCCGCCCACTCACTAGGCGAGAGGGTAATGATCTCAGTTGTCCAATCTTCGATCAGATCCGCGAACCATTCCTGCTGCTCTTCAGTGTTAAAAACTAACGGGGCGTTCATCTTCTTTTTTCTTTCTAGTTGTCCAGTAGTGCCCGTGACCGTTGCCCATCATTGGGCCGTTCACCGTCATGTGAAACATCATTCCGCAACAGCGGTTGCACCACCATCGGTTGCTAGCGACCGGCTTTGCGGGCTTGTCGCATTCGGGGCAGTTCATGCGCAAAGCTCCGTTGTGCCTGGGGTGAACCAAGAGAGGCGATCTTCTGGCTGCTTGTTCCTCAAGCGTTGCCGCCGTAGGTTCTCAAGGCGCGCCCCTTCTTGTGTGTCTATGGGGCGCGATACCAAACGCCTCACACGTCGCTGGACCGTGTCGGTGTTAACATCTAACACTTCCCTCATGTATCGATACCACTGCCGGATCGTCTTGTCTTGCTTGCGTGAGTTGCATGAGTAGCAACATGTGATCAGGTTGCCGGTTGCGTGGCTCCCTCCGCGCTCTAATGGGTTGATATGATCAAGCGTTNGGGGTCCAACCTTGCTCGCCTGACTTGCCGCAATAGCCGCAAGAGAACGCCGTCCCGGTAATAGATCGCCATGCGCCGCTTTCGCGTGATCCATTTGCCGCCGTTGTTGCTCATAGCTTGCCAACCTCGATTGTTGAACAGCGGCTCTCAAACTTCTCTCTCACATAACGCTCATACGCGTATCCCATGCCGTCGCTCATGCCGTAGTCGGTCCCGAAAAAGACCCTCACGTCTGGCCCGCTCTCTAGTAAGCGAAGCGAAAGATCGATCCCTGCATCGATCCCGATCTCGCGCTCTGTTGCGTCGTCGTCGTCAAGGGCTTGTGTGAGTGTCTTGTGAGAAGCGACCGGGGTGTAACCGTTTAACACCGCCCATCGAATAAGCTTGTTGAGGTACGCTTCGTTGCGGCTCTGCTCTGCCTTGTTTTTCCCCTTGAAGGGGCTCTCAAGAATGCACGGGATCATAGTTTTCTCAATCTTCGGGTCATGCCGTCTTTGGCTTTGCGTAAATTCTGGCTGATGATATCGCGAGTCTCTTTCTCGGAGTCTTCAAGCGCAACGCCACTGTTTGCCGCGCCGTAGTTGCGCCGCGTGATCGTCTTGGAACCGTCTTGCAACAAGCGTCGGGATAGCTCTTCTAACAATCCCATCAGTTGAGACTTCACGCCGTCACGAGAGATCAAAACTCTTTTCAGCAACTTCGTTCTTCAACCGCTTCTCACGGATATCCTCGGCGACCTTCAAGTCCCTTAGCCACGCCGAGAAAGAGCCCTCTTCACCGAAGCGCGTGATGATATCGCGCAACTTCATGTTCATCACGTCATCCATGCTCTCAGCATCGCCATCATCAAACGGCGCTGGCTCCATGTGTGATTCTTCTGGTATCGCCTCAAGCGTATCTTCATCGGTGTGTCGCAAACCTTGCTTCGCGCAAAATCGAACGTAGTCGGGATGATGAACATCAAAGCGACCTTCGTTCATGCAGTGCTCAAGGGCGCGCCCTGGCTTCGTTTGAAGCGTTGCCCATGAGCGAGCCTTGCCCCAAGTTTTGCTAACATGAGTTTTCGGAATCAGCCGCATGGATCGGCGCTCCGTTCTGTGAGTGGAATGTTATTCAATGATTCGTGCAGCACTTCTGTTAATCCTTTACAAGGGCCCGCTTAAAATTGAGCGAAAAGGGCCATGTCAATAATTTCTTGTTCTAAAAATGGGGCCAAAAAAGTCCGTTTTTGCGAGAAAGCCGGGGGCGCGAAACCAACT